CACAAAATGATGTCGCCACCATTGCCACCGGCCACATGAACATCGCCGCCGGAGCCACCAGTACCACCACGGCCGCCCAGCAGCGATGTGCCGCCACCTACCGTGCCTCCCTTACCGCCGCGCACAGTGATAGACCAGCCGCGCGATGATGTGATGACGGTATCGCCCCCTGCGTTGCCCGCCACTGCGGCGTTGAATGCCGCTGTAACGCCCGCGCCGCCCCCGCCGATGGTGATAGTGAGTGTGTCGCCCTTGTAGACCCGCACAGCCCGGCGCCATGCGCACTCACCCGCGCCCGCGCCTCCTACCAGCTGGTTGCCGACAGAGCCCGAGCCCGATGCCGCAATTGCAAGCACATCCAGCACGCCGTCATACTGCACGGTGTAGATCTGGCTGGATGGGAAGACCTGGTAATCCAAAATGGCGCCGCCACCTTGGCCGCCAAATGCTTGAGAGTAAGTAGTCATTGCGCGATCAATCCCAAAGTGTTGTCTTCGTATTGCCAGTTGTCGTTGACGCGTGGCACATCGATTTCGACCAGGCCTAGCGCGTTGCCCATCACCGGGGTAGCGCCAAAGTTGATCTTTTGCCCATTGACGGGCGCGACGAGCTGGTAGCCGATGCGGTCGCCTTTGTTCCAGGCCGCAGGCAGGGTGAGCGTGACGCCTGGCCCTGCAATCAGGTACTTGACACCCGCAATGCCAGTCGTGTTTGCGGTGATCTTTTGCGTGACCACCTGCCCGCTGTCTAGCGATGTCCACGCTGTTGACACACCTGGCACATCAGCAGCCACGTTTGCAAGATTGCGCGTTAGCATCCAGAAGCGGCCCGCGTGCTTGACGGATGCAGGCATTGGCAGCGCTCCCGCCAAGTCTGCGTAGTTGCCTTTGAAGTTGGCCGCTCCCAGCACGATGTCCTGCACCTGGGCTGCATCGGTTGCTGCATCTACGGCACGCTGGGCTTGCTGCTGCGATACCTCAGCGTTGTTTTCGATGACCGCAGCTGCGGTGGTCATCTCATCAATCATCACCGGGTATGCCTGCGTCGTTTTCAACGCGAGCTCGCCGTAAGGGCCGTCATCCATCTCCGGAGTCGGATATTGCGGCAGTGGGGTAAATCCATCAAAGTGCTGCACTGTCATATTGCAAGACTCCTTTCACATAGACGCTGAGCGTCGTCAGTTCAGTAATTTCTCGGGTGAAGTCCGTGGATACCAGGCCCACTGTCGATAACAAGCGATCACGGTCACGAGCGCTGGCATAGACTGCAACAGGCTTGTTCATCAGCCGCCTGACAACATCAAACAACCGATTGCCCTCGCTCGCATCCACCATCACAGGCAGCGTCAGATTCACGGCAGCGCCACGCGGCTCCAAGTCAAAAGTGCCGTCTCCGTAGTCCTTGCGGCCAGCGAAGTTCTCAATCTCGGCCTTGGCCCCGTAGAGCGTGCCGGATTGGATTCCCCGCTTGGCAATGCCGAAGTTGATCCAGTCGCCGATGCTCAGCCACCCGATGCCCACCTCTTCATCTGCTGCGCCCGTGACAGTGATGTGGATCACTGCGTTTGGGTTGAGCGGCAGTTTGTCGAGGCGGTATTTCGTGATCTGCAGTTTTCGGCCAAACCAATAGCTCTTCCAGCCTGCAGGTCGCACCCGTAGTGGCACTGATACAGGGGGCCGGAGATTCGGACCATCAACGCCATCGGTAATCAGTATTTCCAGGCGCGAGCCCTTCAAGTTCTCAAGCGCTAGGCCATTAAAAAAGCCGGGCTTGATAACTTGATCAACCCGGCCTTTTCTACCTACCTGCGCTGTACTGGGGTACTTATCAAAGGAGGCCCATTTGTTGGATGGGCGCATCTTTTGCCAGTTGTTGCCGTCCTTGTCGGGTGAAATGGTCAGATCGGGTGGCACATGTGCGCACTTCCATACGTACTTGTTATGCACCCTCTCATCCTTCTCGGCCACGACTTGACCAGATACCCACGCTTTCTCACCCGCATCCACATCCACATCCGGGATCGACCCGGCCATGAACATGGAATCGGTGATGGTGATGGGCGATAAAACGAGCATAGTTCGCCCTCCTTTTATGCAGTAGCTGGCTGGTTGCGCATGCCCAGACCGCCATCAGTAACACTAGACAGGACAGAGGCAGTCTTGCGTGCCTGGTAGGCGACCTCTCCTTGCCCTGCTTTGATCGCCTGCAGCTCTTGCTTGACGGCGCGCAACTCTGCAACGACTTCCGCCATTTGCACAGCAGGGCCGCCCTGGTTGCCCAAAGCCGCCATCAGCGCATGGTTGTCAGCCTTCGGGATGATTCGCTCACCCTGGTGGGCCAGCACAAGCATGTCGCTTGGCAAGTAGTTGGTGCCAACATTGAGCTTAGGCACATACATGCCCTTTTCCTTGTCGTACACGACCTTGCCCGATCCGCTGTAGCCAGGAACGTTGCTGTATGGGTCTTGCCCTTTGGCGATCTTGTCAGCCGTGCCGTCCATTGCCGTGCCGATAGAGCCATCCTTGTAGACGGGCCGTCCGTCTGGCAAATAGCCATCGAACATGTTCTCTGACGAGTTGCCGCTGATGATTGAGCCGCCACCGCCGCCAAAGCTTGCGCCACCCCTGCCGCTGGATGCTGCAGACCCTCCAGCTCCTGCTGCGTCCTTCTCAGGAAACATCAGCTTTTCCAGCGCTTTGATAGCGTCAGTGACTGATAGCGTTGCGTCGATCTGCTCTTTACCGTACTCCGTCCAATAGGAAAGGGTGTCATCCAGACGCTTGATCTGAGCATTGGCCAAGTCGATCTGCTTTTGTGCATCGGTCTTGGCCAGCTCCGCGAACTCGCCCAGCTCGTCCAACTGGCCCGCCAGCACCTTCTTGTCGTAGTCCAGCTCCGCCTGGGTGGCGTAGTTGTCCATGACGAGTCCGCCGGTAGCCGCATTGATCGCGCTTTGCGTCTGGTCGTAGTCACCAAATCCAAGGCCTCGGCGAGCGTTCTCAAGCGCTTGCTCGATGTACACCATGCCGGCCGCAGCCTGCGAATTGGCCATGTCATCCAGGCCTGCGCGCAGAGACTTGGCGCTGCCCTTGAACAAGTCCACGTAGCTGGATGCCTTGGTGAAAGCATCCTTAGCGTCCGCTGCAAACTGGTTCCAATACTCCTTTTCACGGGAGATGGCCGCCTGGAGGTTCTGCTGCGCCAGCGTCTTCGCTGCCTCATCAGCCTTAGCCTTGTCCTCGGTGTCCCAGATCTCTACTTGCAGTTTCACCAGCTCTGGATCGTTGTACTTCTCCAGCTCCTTGATCTGCTTGGCCCGCTCCAGGCGAGTAGCTTCCGCATCGTTGCCCTTGGCGCGCAGCAGTTGAATCTGCAGATCACCCTTGAGCGATGCGATGTTCTCGGCAGACGTGTAGATCATGTCGAACACATCCACGAGACCGAGCAGGCTGGCAAAGAGCTTTTGACCCTCTTCCGTACTGCGGTCGATCCCGTTGATGTATTCCTTGAACGCCTCACGGCTGGCCGGCATCGTCTCAATACCGAGCTTCTTGAGCTGGTCATTGAGCAAACGAGTTTGGTTCTGCACCTTCTCTTGGTCGGTATAGAACTTGTCGTAATAGTTGCCGGTTGCAGCCGTGAACTTATCAGCACCGCCGAAGGCGTCGATGATGTCCGATGCCATATCAGCGCCAGCCAGCGACGTATCCATGAGCGTGAGCCCAAGCATGTCGAAGACGGTATTGACGCTGTGCAGCGAGTCTGACAAGCGGGTAAGCGCCTGAACCGCAGTCTCGCCGGTCCGCACGTATTCGCTCATGACAAACACCTGCTCGGTGATCGTCTCCGTCACCTCCCGGCCCACGCGGCCATACTGCTGGGTGTCGCCGTCAGTGGGCAGCTCCACGTTATCCCACACCGTGCGCGTGATCTCGCGGGTCTGGTCCTCCCACTTGCCCAACACAGAGCGCGCCATTTCCTCATTGGCCTGCGCCAGGGCCGCCTGAATCTTGGCAGAGGCCTCCTCTTGCGTGAGGCCGGTCAGCTCCAATCCCTTGCCGCCGGTGTCCGGATGGATTTCATCCAGCCCCAGGGTCACCTTCATGGCCCGGATAGCATCGCCATCCAAGCCCAGGCTGTCTGCGCGAGACGCAGTGTCCTCGCGCATTGCCATAAAGGCGTCTTGCAGGATCTTGATGGGACCCTTGGAGGCTTCGATTGACCCGTCGTACTGCGAGAGCATCTCCAGGCGGCTGTACTGCTGCTGGAGCTGCCGTTCACGGTAGCCGTTGCGGGCATCGTTAGGGTTGTCGGCAATCTCCTTCTTCAGGCGCTCGATCTCGGCCTTGGACTTCTCGATTTCCTTCTCAGCCACCACATAGCGGTAGTCAGGGCCATCGAACAATCCGCCGCTCTCGCGCATCAGCTGGTAGCCGTAGAGGTCGCCACCCAGCTCGCCAGTGATACCGCTTCCGACTTGCTTTTCCTCCTTGAACATGCCGCCCAAGTAGGCAGCGATCAGTGGAATCATCATGACGCCAGCAGCGGCATAACCGCCATTGAGACCCATGAAGCTGGTGCTGCCCGGCGCGGCACCGCCCAGGCTTCCGCTCACTGGCATCGTTACTGCGCCAGAGGCTTGGACACCAGGGGCGCTCCATGCGGCGCTCCCACCCCAGCCCATCAGGTTGGCAGCGTAGCGCGATCCCTGGCCCAACAGGCCCTCACCGGAATAGAGGCTGTATGCGCTCGATCCATTGCTGAGCAAGCTCATCAAACCGCCGCCGCCGCTAGAAGCAGAGTCGCCACCGCCAAAAAGACTCGCCAGCCAGCCAGCACCAGCACCGACCAACCCTGTGACGTTCGCCGCAACGTTCATCACAAACTTTTGCGCGAATGCCTGGTAAAGCGCATCGGAAGCAGAGGTCAGAATCGTGGTCTTGAGCGACTTGCCAAACGCTTTGAGGCCGTCCGCGCCGTTGTTGACGAAGTCCGCAAAGCCCTGCCGGAAGATATCGTTGTACTTCTCGGCGTTCTTCAGCGCGTACTCCTCCTGGATCTTGCCAATGGCCACCTGGGTGTCCACTTCGGACTTCTCCCAGATCAACTTACGGCGTGCAGCACGTTGGCGCTCGTTCTCATCGTCGTCGTCGCTGTACTTGGTCTTATCCACCTCCGCGATCTGCTTGGCTACATCCAGCGTGATCTTGCGAACAGCCAGAATCTTGCGGCGAGCAACCTCGTCCATCCCCAAAAGAGAAAGGCCATCCTGTTGGATGGCCAGCTCTTCTTTTGCAGCTTCCAGGGACTTGCCGATAGTCTCGGTGAACTTCTTTAGCTCAGTCCTCTCAAGGCCTCCCACCTTCCCCGCTTGCTCCTGAATCTGCTTTTCCAGAGCCGCGATGTATTCGAGGTTGGCAATCAGCCCCACATCAGCTTTGTGCTGCTGAAGCTTGGCCAAAGTGAGGCGCTCAATCTCCACTTGAGACTTGCCGTACACGCTCAGCGACGCTTCAAGGCGTGCGGTCTCCTGCGCCGTAGCGTCGGCGCTTTTGTACATCGACTTGATCAGCGCGTCTTTGGCCTTGAGGTTGTCTTCAGTCGTGCCATTGCTGCGCAACTGTTGACCAATCTCATCGGCAGTCGCCTTAGCGCTCTTGAGCTTTGCAACGGTCTTGGCGTCGGTGGCCTTCTCTAACTCGGCAGAGATCTTCAGCGACTCTCGCTCACCAGCATTCAGGTCCTTCGCGGCCAGACCCAGCTCTTGCAGCTGCTTACCGTACTGTCGGGCGGCTTCTAGCTGAGCTTCGAGGCCAGACAGCCGGGTGTCACTCATGCTGACGCCGCCTGATTTGCTCGGGCTCTTCTCCTTGTATTGCTCGCGGATGCTAGCGTTGATCTTTTCGTATTCTTGCTCTAACCGAGCGCGGCCCGCCATATCTGGTGCAGGTAGATTGGCCAACTCCTTGTTGTATTTGATTCGAGCTTCCGTGAGTGCCTTCGTCATCTTCTCTGACTTAGACATACTTTGTTCGGACAGGCTCTCCCATTCGGTGCGGGATTTAAGCGCTTGAGCGGAAAAAGCAGATGCGTCCGCAGCGTCCTTCTCTTTATCAAGCAGCCCCTGGAGCCCAGAAATTCGCTCTTCTAGGAGCTTATTTCCGCGCTGCCATGCCGCATCATCGCCAACAACGTCAGATTTTGCTGTTCTCTCCGCCAGCTGCTTCTGGGCTGCAGCCAATTGATCACCAATAGTCGCCTTGCGGCCAACGCCAAGCATTGCATCCCAAGCTTCTTTGGCTGCTCCCTTAATTGAGTTCCAACCTTGCTCGATGTAACCCAGGTTTTCTTTGATCGTCTTGCTGCGATCACGCATTGCGGTATCCAGCGCGTCCATTGCAACACGCGAAGCATCTGCCGACCGCCCTTGATCTTCCAGGGATTTGATCTGCTCATAGATGCTGACGGTAAGGAAGTTGGTCCCCTCATTCAACTTCAGTACGGCTGCAAGTGGATCCTTTTGCAATTCGCTGAACTTCTTCGCCGTTTCCTCTACCGCCTGCCCAGTCAACTTCTCCCATTCAATGGCAGTCTGCGTGTATTGGCGCAACTGTTCATTTCCCCGAACGCCCTGCGCGACAAACAGAGCTAGGCTCTCCGCAGCTTTTGCCTGCGTTCCCGCCACACTATCAATTTGGCGCGCATAGTCCCGCAGCTGACTTGTGGTGACTCCAGATACGTTGCCAGACAGCGCGATAGATCGCACAAACGCATCCTGCTCCTTGACCCCTTCACTGTAGGCTAGCGCAAGGATGCCGACGGCTGCCCCTGCTATTGTCAATGGATTGACCAAGCCCAGGACATAGCCCCCAAGCGCTTTGGAGGCCGCACCTACCCCACCAAACATGTCCTTCAACTGGCCACCCTGTTGCAGCAACACGGTCAAGGGCGCTTGTCCTGCCTGCAGGCTCACCACGATGTCGGTGAACTGGGCAGGCACGTTTCGCAGCGCGGCGCTCATGGCGGCCGCACTCATTCCGACCTTACCGACGCCGCCCTCAGCTTCACGCAGCTTGGCAATCATCGGCGCAGCTTGGGCTGCAACGCCCATTTGCGCAGCCTGCAGTTCTAGGAGATCAGCGCGGGTTTTGCTGATGGCGCTCGACTGCTCACGCAAGGAGCTGAGAAATGCGTTCTCACTGGCTGCGCGCTTCTCGGCGGCTGCCATGCGATCTAACTCCTCGTTCCAGAAACGAACATATTCGGCCGACTTCGCAAGCTGCTGGGCTTGACGGTGCTTCTCAGCGAATACGTTCTGGCGGCCCACCTCGGCCTCAGCAGCCTTGAATACCGACAGTTCGCTCTCCGCATCACGCAGGGCCTTGATGTAGGGCTGCAGGCGCGAAGCATCCATGCCCCGCATATCCATCTTGAGCTCAAAGCTCCCAGAGAGGCTTTTTGCTGCCTGGGCGGCTTGCAACGTTTCCTCAGTAGCTTTCCGCATCGCAGAAGCAATGCGGCTCTCCGCCCGGGTGAGCCTTTCGGCTGCATTCTCAGCACCGTCGCCAATGGCGCCAACGCCCTCAGCTGCCTTCTGGCCGGCTTGGTTGACCTTGTTGGCCATCTTGTCGGCGTCATTGCCGATCTGCTGGAAGGTCTGGGAGGCCTCGTTCTCCGCGGCAACAGTGAAGCCGAATTTTTGGTTTTCAGTTGACATGCTGCGCCACCAATAAAAAAGGCCCGCCGAAGCGAGCCTGATATTAAAAAACCCTCTGATTTACAGAGGGCTGTTGAGATTGATGCTGTTTAATCAGCGCATTGGGAATTGATGTAGTCTGCGTTCAGAATTTCTGATTCCAAGTCGGCAGCCTTACCTTTAAGAGCCCAAAACTTCTTATAGCCTGCATAGCCCCCCATGGGGGTTTTGGCATTTACTTCCCCACAGAGAAAGCTGGACCCTACAGTCCAACCGCCATGCACCTTTTCGTTGCGGAACTTTGCCGAATCTGGATCCTTTAGCTGCTCCAGTACCGGCTGTCTAAGTGCGTGCACCAAATAAATTGTGTATGCATAGGCGCACCCCGCCAGCAGTACCAGCGCAATGACGATATTCCGAACGATGATTTTCACGAAGCCCTCCAAGTTAGTCGGCCGATGGTAACGCATTGCTACGTCTTGGCTCGCTTCTTATCTTCAGCCTCACGCTCTTCCATCCAGATGGCCAGAACCTCAGCCTCAATCACCCGGATGCCGTCAAACAGCTCCTGGTGGTCCTCCGGAGAGAGACCCATTCTGTCGAGCAGGTAGAAAAGCACGTTGTAGTCCAGAGCGTAGGCACCGACTGCGCCCGCGCGCCACTGGTTGCGGATCTGCTCCCAGACGCTCCAAACTGGCTCAGTCTCCGGCCAAAGCAGCACAATGTCTTTCGCATAGTCTGAACGTTTCATGCCGAAGGCCGCCAGCTCTGCATCGCTGGGCGGCGCCTCGTACTTCGCCCGGGCTACGCTTCGGAGTTTCCCAGGTAGCCCTCGGTGCAAGCCGCACGGTAGGCGCCCCACAGCGCAGCGCCGGCCGCTGGCTCTTCGTTGAAAAGCTGAGCCAGGTTGTCCTGGGTCAGCTCGATGTCATCCAGATTCCAGCCCTTGAGGAATTCCAGGGCACGGGCAGCGTTAGATGCCATACCCTTGACTGCCAGGCTCTCGAAAGTGATCTTCTCGCCATCCTTGCTGACTTCTGGCTTTGCCTCTGCGTTCTCATCCAGGAATTTGGCGAATTCCTGGCGGGTGCGGTATTTGAACTGGCAAGAGACCTTGGCCTTCTCGCCGCTCATCAGCGGGATGTCAACAAATGCGGTGATGGTCTCGGGGCGCTTGCCCAGTACGATTTTTGCCATGATGTGTTCGTTTCAGTGGAGAGGAAAGATATAGCCCGTGCCCAGCCGCCCGCCCCACTGAAAGGAGCGAAGCGGCTGGGTCGGTGCAGAGGGTTGGAGCCGCTTAGTAGCGGACTGGGCGGCCTTGCAGGGAGAAGGTTGCAGTCACCTGCATCACTTGGCCCTTGGTGAGAGTTGGGCTCTCGTTGAACGACACGTAGCCGTTGTAGAGCAGCACCGAGCCATCAGGCAGAGTCACCTTCAAAGCGCGGATGTCGCGGCGCTCGCCGGCCAGCTTCAGGGCCTGGTAGCCTGCCAGCGTCGGATCGTCACCAATACCCAGGGTGATGGACTGGGCGCTGGTCACCGTGGGCAACTGGCGCTCGTAGTCATCTTCCAGGAAGGAGCCGGTCCAGAACTGCTGGTCGCCGCCCGAGGTCTGGTAGTCCAGAATCTGGGAGATCTGCGTCCAGGCCGTGATCTCGCGCAGCGTGCTGCCCGTGGGACCGGCAGGGAAGCGGTTCAGGTCGGTGGTGTCGGCGCCAACGATTTCGAGCGAATTAGCAGCGACATTGCCCGCCTTCCAGATGCGCTCACTGATCTTCTGCCAAGGCGTCTTGAACTCGAAGAAGGAGTTGTTGGGAACCGCGTGAGCTGCGGAGGTGAGCACCGCAGGGTTTGCGTTTGAGATCGCCGTCACGGACTTAACAGCGCCGTAGCCGGTTGCGATTGCGACGGTTGCGCCGTCAGGGAGACGAATAGCCATAATTGGGCCTTTCAAGAACGAAAAAACCCGCTCGGCCATTGCTTTGCGGGTGGGATCAGCCCATGACGGGCACAAAAAAACCGGCCTAAGCCGGTGTCTGGGTGGGTTGCTATCGCTTCCCGGTTATCGAGTAAGACTGCAGGTAGCCTGGCACGTCATCAGCGTCATCCAGCGCAGTGATAGGCTCCGATTGAGGACTTGCCGCGAACTTATCCTTTGCTGCCAACAGTGCGACTTGGGCGGCCTGTAGAAGCCGAAGCGCATCCAGGCCGGTGCTGTCATAGGCATTGATCTGGATCTGCGCATTGCGCTTATCTCCCTGGCTGTTGTCCAAGAAGATGATCGGATCGCCACCGAGGTGCTGCCAGGTGATATAGCGGCCTTTGGTGCCCGACGGCGCAACGCGCATGAATACCTGAGGGCAAACCGTCTTCAAGACGGCCTGCAAATCGATTTCAAGCACTTTTTACCCCTTCTTGATGCGTGCGATAAGCGTCTCTTGTGCCGCAGCCAGGGCCGCCGGCATGGCGCTCGATGCGCTGCGCATGAATGCGGTCGCAGGATGCTGCTTAGGGCCGCCTGGCCGCAGAACGTAATAGGCATCCTTCTCTGCAAGCGATGCCCGGCGCTTGGGCTTGGGTGTGCCAACCTTTTCAGGTCGAACCAGCGTCACCCATTGCCCTCGCTTGTTGGTGATGGCGACATAACGCTGTGTCCAGCCGTACTCAAGCAGATGGCCATGCGGCGCCTTCTTGTGGTTCCAGCTGATGTGATACTCGGCGCGCTGGCCAGTTTTGGACTTTTCCGGGCTGAATGCTTGGTAGATAGACCGGTCCAGATTGCCAGTCACCTTGCCGATGCCCTGCACGTTGAGCTTCACACGGTCGTACACCACCTGGGCCGCCGCTTGCGCAGCTGGCCGAATCGCCTCCTTCACCCCGTCATCGAGCTGCTGCAGATACTGCTTTAGCCCGGAGGTGTCCAAATCCATGGAGAAGGTGTTTCGCCCGCCGAGTTTGCGCTCACCGTTGCGGCTGAGCGTTGTATCGCTGCGGCGCACCATGTCACACCACCAGTTTGCAGGACAGATCAGTGAACTTGCGATCCAGGCCTGGCAACACCGCCTCAATGTCATAGTTCTGGCCCAGGTGGACCATACGCATTCCAGCGTTGACATCAGTTCGCCAGCGGATGCGCGCCGAGGCTTTGACCACCGAGGTGTCAGCGCCTGAGCGAATGGACTCAACGCCTGAAGGGTGCCGCACGTAAGCCCAGAGGGTGACAAATTCCTCCCATGCCTCAGGCAAGGGCTCACCCACCTCGTTAGCACCGCCTGTTCGGCGCTGGATCTTGATGCGGTCGCGTAGTTGGCCAATGGTGGTCATGGTCAGACTCCATGAGTAATCCGGTGAGGTCGCAGCAAGGAACGAGCCCCGCCAGGCAACTGCACCACAGATGCCCCAGCCACCACATCCTCGCGGTTGGAATATAGGTGCCCCAAGATCAGCAGCATTGCCGCCTTGATGGCGTAGTTCACAACCATAGGGTTGGCACCGGCCGTCTCAGCAGCCACAGCGGCGTCAAGTGCAGCCTGGTCGGCGAACACTTGCCGGTTGAGGTAGTCCATGGCGGATTGCTCCGCTGCGCCCTGGTACAGGGTAATCAGAGCATCCTCCTGACCGGCCTCAACCCGCAGGTGCGCGAGAGCTTCAGTCGGGCTCAGGAGCATGGCTTAGACCTTTGCCTTGGTCTGCTTGGGTGCAGTGGGGGTGCCCTCGGCGGCGCCCAACTCCAGTGCGGCAGCTTCCAACTCAGGCGGGATTTCGTCTCCCGGGTTGAACTCGGTCGGATAGATGTCGCCGTCCTTGACGCCCTTGAATGGTTTGCTTGCTTTCAT